ATCTTCGCTGTTAGCTCAAGATCTTTCTTGAACATCTGATCTAGCGTGATCTGGTCTTTTGCACCAGAGACGTAGCCGTTGTTCTTCCAGAGCTTGGTCATTGTTTCAAGACGCTTAGCATCCTGATGAGCGAGCTTTACAGCTTCGTCAGCAGTTTCCGGTAGAGCATCCTCTCCGGTTAGCTTTTCCATCTTTTGCTTGAATTCAGACTGAAGTTGGTCCTTGAGCTTGTTGTAAAGCGGAACCAAAACTTTCTTCTGTTCGTCATCTAACGTATCAAATTCTAGGTCCATGTTTTAGTTCCTCAGAGTCTGATTAGTAGTGTAAGTGCATAGAATCTCTTAGCGGAGTCTGCGCGAGCCCCGAGAAGGAATGCAGGAACGCCCTTTGTAGTCGCACCAGACAGACCGAGACCTGGAACAGGTTCGACCTGGTCTAATCCAGACCACTCTGCAAGGACATCAGCAGATGCGGTAAAGTTAGACAAGCTGTCAGCTAGCAAGTCACCAGTTGCTACTGAAGAGTTACCCCATCCGAGATAGGTTTTCTTCAAGCAGCGACCAACGATACGCTCAGCAGCGTACACGTCGGCTGAGTTGTACGGAGCATATCTACCTGCCTGCTTCTGAGTATCGAATGGAGATGTGCAGCCTATACCATAGTGGTTACCAGAACCAACCTGTACAAGGTCGCCAGCTTCAATTCTTACTTCTTCATCGTTAGTAGCAGGAACCTGAATTACATATTCCGTAAGGAATGCAATAGAGTGTTGCCGCTTATAGTTGGTGAAAGCAGTAGATAGAATTGGGTGATAAGTAGGCGCGAAAATTACGCCTAGAGGCTTAATAACACCAATGTTTAGCTGACCGGAAGAAGAGCTTGGGAGTCCCCAAGCAGTAGCTGCTTCTGTAGATCCGTAGATTCTTAGGAATCCAGATGGTAGAGCAGCAGAACCAGTAGAGCACATTGCAGGAGCAAATGTTCCTGAACCAATGTTGTTACCAGTAATGATACCTACTAGGGTACCTGGATCGAAAACGAACGGATCCTGAGTTAAATCGTCTACACGGACGTGAGGAAGTCCTGTATATGGTAATCGTGCAACTGCTTGAGAGTTGGGACGGGCACCTTCACAGACTTCGCGGAAGTACGGGCGGTTACGTGCATAACCGCGAGGAATACGCATTGCCATAGGGTTTAATTCCTATTAGTTATCAAAGGCTTTATCAATCGTGCGCTTGGAGTCCCCAGTCTTGGAAGGTTGTTCCTTGCCAGCTTGGACAACTTTGCTTTTTGTGTCAACCTGAGCAGGATTACCCAGCTTTTGGTTGGCTACTGAAGAATTTGCGGTCACATTATCTTCAGTTTTCTCTTTGGCTCCTGTGGGAGCCTTGTGACCTAGCTCAGACATGATATCTTCAATAGCATCTCTGAGTGAATCTGCTGATCTCTTAGCTAGCTTAGATACATATTCATTGAACTTCTCTGTGGAGTCAATGGAAACGGTATCCGGCTTGCCCAACTTCATTCTGTGGGAAGTTAGAGCAGTTGCAAGAGCCTTGCTCATTTCGACCTGAGAGTCAGTCTGAGCTTTTGTGAGTCTTTCAATTTCGCTATTCTTAGAAGCTAGTGTAGCCTCAAGAGTAGCAATTTTCTGATCAGCCGCAGCTTTTTCCTTGCTGAGCTTATCTTTTTCTGCTGAGACGGCTTGCAGTGACGTTTGTAACGTCTGTACATCCAAGCCATTCTGTTCGGTTGTAAGATCCATTTTTGAATCCTTAGTGTTAGAATTAGCTATGTTTGTTTCCTGAGCCGCGCTATTCTTTGAATTTTTTGCTTGAGGGACTTTAGGCGTCTCCGCATGCTTATCAGAATTATTGGCTACTGGGCTAGTCATAGCGACTACTGTCTTCTTAGTTGAACTTTCGAAAGTTCCCTTAAGAAGATTGAATTCCCCATCATCGTCCATCAGAGAGAAGCCGCGAACCATCGACTTTTTGCCTCTCGTCATAGACTCTATGAGGAAGTCTTTCTTTTCAAAATCAGACTTAGCTAGGCAGTCTTCCCATTTAAAATTAACCAGCTTTGCTGGTGGCTGAGCAGGCATATTAACGAAGCTTAGTTCTTCGTAATCCATGTTGCCTGTGATGTAGAAACAGTAAAAACCGTTCTCTTCATCAGTTTCTTCGCCTTCGGCATCATAGTACTTGCCGGGCCAGTGATTGCACTTTAGGATAGACTTTGCACAGATAGAGCAAGTCATTGAGTCTGTATTGTGTCCAGCAGATACCGATAGGTATCTACCGTCAATAATTTTCTGTATAGACTCTTGATCTGTAATTAATGCAGTTACAGTAACAACTCCAGAACCTTTACCGCCCACTGGATCTGGTCTCTTAAAGTCTTCGTCAAACTCTTTTCCAGACTTTAGAGGAACATAGCTAGCCTTAACGATTCTACCAATCGGATCTTCATGAAGATCGTGATGCTTCAGTACTGGCTTATCATATTCCGCGCTACCTCCGTTAGCTTTAGAGGTAAACGACTTGTATCCTGTGGATACAGTCTTGGCAGGATAAACTCTTCTATTGGTTATAACCCCAGAATGGGTAGCATCTATGGTAATAGATAGACGAGGATTTTTATCTTTAGCTACCGCAGCAACAGCTGCGTCTTTTATGATTGGATCAGTGGGCTGATCAATCAGCACAGAGTCGAGGGAACTATAGATCTTCACTAGTGTTATTCTCCGAAGAGGTTAATCTCATAAAACAGTTACTATTTGTATCTGTTGGCATTAGATCTTTGTAGATTATCTCTGATATATTTATTTGCTCTACCAATTCTTGATCGTCATTGACAAAATCAATCTTATTGTAACCTACGCGTTTCGCATATTTTGCGAACCCAAATCTTTTAGCAGTCTCGATTTGTTCTGGAATCAGAGATTTTAGGTCTTTTGCAATAGCTTCTACTGTCTTGATTACTAAATAAGAAGCAGTATTACCAGCCAGATCCGGCTGTATATTTCTAATTATTGATGGCTTGTATGGATTTAGAACTTTCCAGAATGATTTAGCAACGAAGTTAGTAAAGAACCTAGAAACTGTTCTTCCTCCAAGCTCTTCATCTACTTCTCTAGCTTCAGGATTCTGGTCAAAATATTGATCTTCAGCCGCATGGAATCCGCTTTCTATTGCTTCGTTTATTACTTCGTCGCTAGCAGCGACGCACTTATTAACAAACTCAGAAAGCAATCTCGTGACAGTGGCATCTACTGTAGTAGGATCTGCACTTATCTTAAGAATCTCGTCTTTCATAGACAAGATAGCAGATTGACAAGTTTCTAGATAATCGTTTTTCTTTTTGAATCTACTCTTATTTGTAGATCCATACTGATTAGCAGGCTTTGCTCTATTAGCAGCAGCACGCTTTATCGCGCTTATAGAAGACTTACCAGAACTAGATGTTGCTGGCTTAGGTTGAGCTCTGGCTAATGTTATGTCAGCAGTTAGCTGCTTGTGCATATTTGTGTCAGTATCATCAAGCTCGCCCTTCTTCTTTAGGTAATCGTTTCTATATTCTTGTAGGGAAATAGCATTACCAAGATAAAGTTGCAATCCGTGATTCTGATGGGCTCTAAGATCTTCTTGGTCAATGGTCGGGAATTCAAAGTAGACCATATTTTCCAAGGTAACGTCGTATCCGCCTTCTAACAGAAGAGGGATAACTAAGAACTGAGTAAGGTACTCAGATATGATTGATTGGTAGTCTTTTGCAGAATCTTCTAGATTCTTGCCTATTAGATTACCTGTACCTCTATTAGAGGTATCTCCTCTGCCAATATCCATTGGGGATATTGATAATCCCGCGAGTACTCTTGCCTCAAAGTACTCCAATAGAGGAGAAAGATCCATAGCCGCCTTTTCGCGGCTAATTAACTTAACTTCGTGCCTTTCACTAGTGGCAATATAGCCATTAGAAGGCATATTCTGCAATTGAGACATAACTAAGGAGACTTCGTCTCCTCCATCGTTATATACCATTGCTGGTCTTTCTGGAGTACCAATCTTGTAATGGTAGAGCGGAAAAGCTTCTTTTTCCGCAATTACTAAGATTAGTTCTTCTAGTTTTCTTAAAGCTCTGATATCATCTAGTACAGTAATGAGGTACGGAGTACCGAAAGTCATTCCTGTCTTTCTATCTATTGGAATATGTACAACGTCTTCTGGCTCGAAGATATTAGTATACACTTCCTGAGGCCCGTTGGAAGCCTGAGTCATGATCATTGGTGATTCGACTCTCTGCTTCCATCTAATAGGAGTTCCAAATCTGTCAATCTCTACTCCCATAGAGATTGTGTCGCCTACGAAAATGCCAGCAATTGGATTGATGGTCTTTCCGTACATCTTGACTTTCTTTCCAGAAGATCTGGAAGGATCTCTTCTGTAAATTAGAATACCGTTATGATAGGCAATGATATTAGTTATCAGATCTCTTAGCCACTGTAAAGTGGGTATGCCAGTAACCATGGAGATCTCGAATAGTCTATTTTTTACATAGTTTACTGTTTCTTCTTCATTACCAGAGATCTCAAATCCTTCTTTTAAGATCGCAGTTCTATGTTTCCTAATAGACTGCATGACATAAGCCTCGATATCCATCGCTCTGGCGATTTCGCCAAGCTCATATGGAGACTTAACAAAGTTAGCGTTTCTAGTAACATCATTAGGAGGAGTAGTAGACTCGTAGCTTCTTACTCTTCCGAGAATCTTAGATCTAGTTTCTAGAGCTTTCTGTATATTAGCAACAGTCTCACCTGAGAGAGCTAACTGAATGTCTTTACCCTTAGATTTAGCCATTGTCATTTAGTGCGTCAACGAAACTCTTAAAGAGAGAATCAACCTCTTCTTTACTAATCTGTTTCGTGCAATCTTTAGAGTTAGTATTTGTGTCATTAGTCTCAAGATTTTGCAAGCCTGGTATTCCGTAGTTAAATCTAAGTCTTTCGCTTACTTGAGGTTGTACGTTTTTGAAATATTTATCAATTTCTTGATTTGATAATTGTATGGTCGGCGGGCTTGTTTCTATCATTGATTGTACAACTTCTCCGGCGGCCCTATCTTTAATTTCTTCTATAGTAGGCGAAGGAGTCTTATCTTTAATCTTTTGATCGCATACACTTGCAACATCCAGTCTAGCAGCTAGAACTTCGAGTATTCTAGCTATGCCTAATAGATGTCTTCTATCAGCAGCCACAGTCCACGCGCCTGTCCCTGGCTGACCATAGTTATTGACTATACTCATCAATTCTTTGAGTAATTGCTTTATATTTTTGAATAGGATTCTAACAGCCTCTAGAACTGCATATCCGACAGAGAGCAATCCTACACATCTTTCTAAACCTTCTATCTCTACAGTAAAGGCTTTGGTTACCTTAGCTAGTACCTTCTGTAGTAGTCTTTCTACATCTACTGCTAGCTCAAAGATAGCTTGAGCGAATAAGTTAGATAAAAATTGACGTATCTTATTGTCTAGCCTTACAATCTCTCCACTTAGGTCAACCGCTAGCAGTCTGAGAAGACTCGCGATTGTCTTAATGAAGTCTGTATCTTTGTAAGCTCCGAAAATTGACACTAAGCAGCAGATTTGGCTATCTGTGACATTGTAAAGAAACGAATTAAGTATATCATCGTATAACTTATCACTTCTTTCTCTCATAGCTCTAGTAGCACTAGCTATGTGAACTGATATTCTGTTCTTTTCATTCTTAGATGTGAAAGTATTCACATCATCCGCGCTTGATGTTTGATCATCGCTAGGATTTCTTATATTAGCAAAATCCTGAGAATAGGCGTCAGCTGTGTTAAGGGCACTCTTGAGAATCATTTGATTCTCACTGGCGTGAAGGTATGCGATCCAGTGATCTATACTTAGATGACTTCCTGGTGCAACTAGCCCGCCGTATCTTGAGTAGTACTGGCTTACATAGTTTATGATAGTCTGATTATCATTAAAAGACATCGACTTTTTGAAATCACCGTAATCCACTCCAACACTAGCTAAAGCAGTGGCTCTTTCATCTGGATTTTCCATTCTCACTAGTTGCTGTTCTACTAAAGGCACATCAATCTTAGAAGCCTTCATTATATCTTTGATTCTTTCAGCTTTAATGCCTAGTTCGATTAGGAAAGCAATTCCTACTGGTATTTGAATAGATTGACTTGTCTTAGCGCCTTCTTCTACTCCTAAAGCCTGGAACACTATCGACTGGAATGGAGATAGTGTTAACATACCTAAAATACAGCCTGCTATACCATTTTCGTCAAAAAACTGCTTTAGTAGATTGTTCTTTCCATTATTATTGCTAAGTACCTTAGTAGATATGTGTCTAGTTGTGACTGCGCCTTCAAAAACACTACTAGGATTAAAATAGGACCTTCTTATTTCCCATTTGTTGTCATTTATAGCACTGATGCAATTCTGGTACATACTGTATGTAACTACAGTGCCACTTCTAGATTCTTCTTCTGCTATTCTTCTTGCGGCAGCAATTACAGCTTCTTCTGTTTCATCAATGGGTATTTCTTGAGCTGGATCCATTTTAGACAGTCCGCGCTTCAAGGCTTCACCTTTAATGTAGGTAGCCGCTAGATCTTTGAATAGCTTGTCAGCATCTACTTCTCTATCATCGCCAACCGGCGGTTTTAGATCAATTGTGAAGTCACCAGAGACCTGCTGATTTAGCTCGCTTAGCTTTCTTTTTCTTGAGAACTCCGGAGTTCCGTCATAGCCCAACTTATTCATTACAGAGTTCCTCTACCTTTTGGCTTACCAAATGAAGATCTTCTACTACTATTGCCAGGATGAGGGCTGTAGTATGGATTTCTGGAGTTCATTGACTTATCCAGGTCTCTTATTCCTGCTGGCTTCCTTACTTCAGCTACTCTGCCGGTAGCATTTATTAATTTGAACTTAGTCAAATCTTTTTCTCTTTCTATAGCAGTAAGCGGCAGTTCCACTGCCGGAGTTGTATTAGCCGGTATACTAAGTACTTTAGTAAAATAGTTGATCTTGTTAAGATCACCTTCATATAGTACCCAACCAGCGCAGGCCAACATGAACGCGGTTAGCGTGTGGTCAGCACCCTGAGAATATCGCGGCTGGTTATAAATAGAGTAAGACTCTACCTTATAGTTTCTCATTTGCTGCACTAACCCAATATCCTCGATCTCATTATCTTCAGAAGCTAAATGACCGTAGTCTTCTGACTTAGGTAGTATTAGGTTGCCGTCTTCTAGTAATTTAGCAGTCTGTTGTACTATGAATGGCTTAGCGAAGCGTTTTTCCGGCAGTCCAGTCACAGGATCTCTTACTTCTATGTGCTGGTTCATATGGATACCTTTCACGGCCTCAGCGAGGCCGGACGCCGGATTTGTAGTACCCCACTGTCTAAGTAGTTCTATTTGCGTGTCTCCGTAGCCTCTATCCACGAATATATGCATAAATCTCCACTTACTGTGGAGCTTTATGATATCTTGAACTGCCTGTGTTTGCATGTATTCTGATTCTGGTGTTATTAACTTCTGTATTAGCTTCATTTGAGTATTACCTATTATCTCAATGATAGCCATATGAACACCAGCAGATCTATTCCAGTCTACTCCTAATACATACTTTCCACCAGTTGGTACAGCATTGATGGTATCGTAATCTGAAATAGCAGCGTCAAGGAATTTCTTTTTGAAAACACCTTCTTGGAGATCTCCGAAGTCGGCGTCGAATTCTTGTGTGTATGCGGTCGGATTGAACTTAGCTTTGAACGTTCTTTCCATATCTGGAGTCCAGTCTGGCTTCTCAGCAGAAATCCACCAGAACTCCTTGTACCCCATGTCTTTATTGGTACATGTGTGATAGAAATGCTTTCTTAAACCTTTTGGAGTAGAAGAAATCATTACTCTTGTTTCTTCAGAAGAAGCTAGCAAAGCAAGGATAGCATCCATGTCCTTGTCTTTGAACATTTCAGCTTCGTCAATAATAACTAGGTGAGCATCGAAACCTCTCGCCTTGTCACCAGCATCGGGATCTTTTGGAGAAATTGAAATGCCTAATAGCTTGGATCCATTCTTTAGTCTCAGAAGATGAGGGTTTTTTGTATTTCTCTCAATAGAACTTCTTAGAGACGTGCTCTTCTTAATGAACTCTTCTACTACTTCAAAGAATTCACCTATTAGTCTTTCGCTAGGACAGAGAAGTAGAACTCTTCTATTGGGTAATGTCATCATTTCGTGTAGCATTAAGATGATCTCTACACGTGACTTACCAGATCTTCTGCCGCCTCTCAGTATCTTAGTTTTAGCAGTACAGCTAGAAACTAGTTCCTGGTACCATCTGTGATCCCAATCAAACTCGTATTTAGCCCAGGCTACTGGATCAATTAGAATTTTAGCTTCTTCGTACTCATCTTCTGTTTCAAAGTCAGAAGGACGAAGTAAGGCAACCTGATCCATGACGTGTCCCTGACACGGAACAGGGAACTCACTCTTTGTGAGTCCTTTCTCGAAGAGCATCTTGTAGTATTTTTTACAATCGCCGCACTGGTCTTTTGTAAATGATTTACCTAACGGTCTATAATTAGTAGCCGCATAATCATACTCAGGGATGTATGTCTTATATTCTTCGGTCATTCTTTCTTTTCCAGAGGTCCGTGACCCCAAGATCCACAATCTTGACACTGATATCTCTGATACCTTGATACCTTAGTAAAGGTATAACCACGTTTCTGCACGGTAGTGCGTGAGCAAACATGACAATTAATGTCGTGAGAATGATCAGCTAATGGGTGATTCGTCATCCAAGGTCTAACTCTTAGATAGACTTTTTCTAATAGATTGACGTCCTGCTTGTTGTAGGCTTTCATTTTCTTCCAAGCAGCCTTATTGCCGTTCATACAGTCTTCCCAAAGGCTGAATCCGCCAGTGTCAATCTTTGTTCCTAGGTTTAGCATTTCTCCTAGATCATTCAATTTATTAGAGTTGAAACCGAAGTACTTCTTTACAACCTTGAGAGTATCGACGCTTTTATATGGAGAAGGAGGAGTTAGTCCGTGAACTACAAATCTAGAGTGAATTCTTTTGAGGTCGAACTTGTCTCCGTTGTGAGCTACAACAATATCTGCCTCGTCTAGTAGTTTATGCAACTCTTCTGCTAACTTCTTGTCATTTCTTGAGTCTTGATCGTATTCTGCAAAATCACACAGGGCCATTGTCACGGTCTTACCAGAGTCTAGCCACTTAGCTGTGAAGCACATTATGTACCACTCGTGGACAAATTTGACGACATCCTGCTCGTATTTTCCCCAAGTATAGCCTAAGTTCGGAGCAGTTTCTATGTCCAGCAGTAGAGTTTTTAGTTTTGTTTCGGTCATTCTATTTATGTAGGTAAGAAGCCTCGTTACTAATTACATTACGAACGGACATTTGAGAGTCGTGAATTGCTTGCAAAGCTCTTTGTCTTCCGGTTGCTGATCTAGCAGAATCGAATGGAGATTCGTCTGCTAGTGTCATCATCTCTTTCTTCATGGTTACTTGATTAACCCCTGGAGAGAAGGCAGCATTTCCCATGCTACTGAGACCTTCTATGATAAACATCCAACCGAGGCTTCTAGCAGTACTACTTGCTGAACGAGACGCTAATTTAATTGATTTCCGTTCCTGAAGCAAGGCTCTGTAAGATAGGGGGGAAGAAGTATGTAATGCGTCCTTAAAGTAAGCAGAGCCACTATACCGTCTCTTAGTGAATGAGCTCCATTTACTGTCAATTAATGGTTGATTCACAGGTCCAAAGACTGACATAGCTTTTCTAGCTTCTCTTATGTCTCTATTGATCTTTTTCCGCATGGGTTTGCCGTAGGCCCAGCCTACGATACCTCTATCAGCTGCGAAACCCATAAGACCTAATAGTCCACTGTTTATACCATCAGCGTAGCCATCTCCGCCTCTAGGATCTAGCAATGAGTCAATATTCATTACCCTTTCCTATTGTTATGTAGTGCTTGTGTTAATCCTGCTGTCGAATAGTTTAGTCTACTCATTACACCAGAACTGTTGTAATCAAATGATTCAATACTGCCTTCGGCAGCAGTATGCGCCGATCTTCCGTACCCTGCGGCTGCGCCAGCCGTGAATGCGGCAGCGCCAATGGATACTGGCCTAATGTGCCGTAAGGCAAGAGGAGCTAATCCTGCCGCAGTAGTAGCTGCGGTTATACCTAAAGCTCCAACTGGATTACCTAGAACAGCAGTAGCTGTTCCTGCTAACAATCCTCCTCCTATCGCTAGTCTAGCTGGAGCCATGAAGAATGGATTGTTCTTAGTTGTTATTCTTTTTGCTATAGCCCGTTTTCTTTCAAAGAAGGCGTCGTTAGGTCTTCTTTTAAAGATAGGCCAGTCTCTTTGACTGGTCTCGCTATACTTTTTTGCTATCTTTCTTCCGACAGAGTAGTTTCTAACGCCTTTGCCATATTTTTGGGCAGTTCTCATGAAAGAGAAGCCCATAGCCCTGGCTGCGCCAAAACCTATACCCGCGCCCCTTATTACTGAAGCAGAGGTTTCAAAGTACCCGCGAAATTTATTTTGATACTCTTGATCGCCATAATATGATCTAGCAAGATCGCCTCTGTTCTGCATCAAGGCTCCGCCTACTAAACCCGCGCCAGCAATACCGGCGCCTATGGCTAGATCAGATACTACTGATCTTTTTCCCATGGGACCAGAAAATCCTTTTCTTAGACCCTGGCCTGTCCCTACACCTGAACTGAAGAATGGAGCAGCTCTAGCTGCTGCTTGTCTTGCTCCAGCTTGGGCGGTACCTCTGCCCCATAGGATTCTACTTATTAGGGACATATCTTGAATGTCTAGATCTATTTACTGTTCTCACTGGTCTACCAAGACCAGGCAGTCTTCTAGTTACAGCATTACCGCGCGATATATCATGTAGAAAAAAACTAAGACCAAGCGTTGGTCTCAATTTATTGCTGTTAGAGTATATACTAGAGAACAATTTATTGAACAGACTCATCATTTACCTTGAAATCTGCATCTTTGATAACTTCTTTGCTCATTCTAGATTTGCTTAATTCTCTTGCTTTCATTCTAATTTGCGCAGCTTTCTCAGTAACGTCAATAATTGCCTGACCAGCACTAACCTGGGATTTGCGTGTAGCAAGCAAAGCTTCTCTTAGCTTAGAGATATTTCTTCCTGCTCTATCCATAGCTTCCATAACTGGATTCATTACATCTGCAAAAATAGGAGTTCCTTGTACTGACTCGCCTACAAGCTTATTCTCTACAATGTTTGGGTTCTTGGATAAGTAGGCTCCGCATCTGTATCTTATCAATTCTTGAGCTGCAAGCTCATATAGCATGTCCATATCGAAGCTATTCTCTGGAGAATCAATATCGTCAATACCTAAAGACTTCAAATGCTTGTTTACCCACAAAGAAACAAGTGTAAGTTCGAGAGGACACTTAGAACCAACAGGCAAAGGTATTTTTGCTTGATCCAGAGTGCATACATGTAAGAACGGACACTGCTTACCATTGCATATTAATGGTAATGCTGCACTAGTTCCTCTATTAGCTTTATCTACAAATGACTTAATTATACCTAGTGATTCTTCTGTTACATTAGGATCTAACAGTTTTGCAACAGAACTCAGACTATCAACGGCTTGTTCTTTAGCTTCCTGCGGACCTCCATAAACCGTCACGGACAAGTTTACTGAAATCGGCGCCACGGGACTCAAGTTCAAATTGGAAGATTCGCTTTGCGGCGCTTCTTGCGATGGGACATCTTGTTCCGTTTGCTTCTCTAAAGCGTCGATAATACTCGTATTCAGTTTTATACTTACTTTTGGCGTATTCTCTGAAGTCATTGTCTTCCTCAAGCCACTTGATAACTAAATCAACTGGTATGTTCATTATTTCTTTCTATCTATGTTAATCGTGTTTTCTTTTAACTTCAGTTTTATTAGTTCTTCTTTACTGATTGCTAATAAG